ATGAACATATAAAAGATTTTGGGGATAGTTCGGGTATATATAACTACAATACAAATTTAGTTACCGATGGAACTTTCCCTTTACCTAATGTAAATTGGAACTACGGAGCGTCTTGGTCTATACCGAGTGGTGGTGGAAGTATAGATTATGATGGTTTAGCTTCAAGTACTTTAAGACAATCGGGTTTTTCTATAACTCAAGGCGATGATATTACGTTCTCTATTACTATATTGAATTTAGCCGAAGGTGAGGTAGCTACCCTTGCTATAACAAATGATTTAGGCGATGTAATGTTACAAGAAACATCTTCGGTTTATCTTAACTTTTCAACTAATGGAAATCATATAGTATCTGGAGCTTCACTAGAATCTGCTACACAAATAAAACTACAACCTTGGGGTGGCTCTACAGCAACTTTTAGTGTAACAGACGTATCTATAATAGATGGTTTAATATCAAATCCTTCGCCTTGCCCAACTAATAACGATTGGTTTCAAACAAGTATAGATTGGTGGAGAGATGGAGATACTTATCAATCTGACGACCCTTTTTATTTATATAAAATATCTAAACTACCATTTAGACCTGACCCTGAGAAATTTCCAACCAAATATTCTAAGTATAATACATTAAAAGAATCGTTAAGAGTATTTAATACCGTAGGTGTTTTATCTAATGGTCAATATAATTTTATACAAGCAAATAATTATCAAGGGAACACAGATGGAGATTTAACTTTCTATGATTATTATCAAGGAAACGAACAAGACACTACTTCGGTAGTTAAAAATAATTTATTAACTATAGATGGAACTACAAATACTGATAAAGGTGTTGTAATGAGTGGTTCTACAATTACTTACGAGCCACCATTTAAAAGTGTTTCTGCTAAATTTAAGAATGGTGCTGCTAACATAATATTACATCCTAACACAGATTATACTTCGTATGGATTTGTAGGTAATATTCAAGAAGATCCTGCTGCTCCTGAAAATGCTGGTCTTATCCTATCTTTACATTTACGCAACTTGGAAGATTTATCGGAAACACTAATACAATCAGCGTTATCTTCAGGACAACAACTAAAGAAACAACATTTTTATACAACATTTAATTGGCAAGTTAAATTAGATGATGGTACAAATACTTATTATCTAACAAACTCGTCTACATCAGATAGATACAAGTGGGTTACTGTAGAACCAACTAATACTTATCACGCAGGTTATAATCCCCCACCTAATTCAGACCCAAATTTAGATGTTAGTTATAATGTTAATCCTTCAGCTACCGAGCCTTGTAATATGTTTCTTGGTCCAACAAACCCTGGAGCTAGGTATGCTTTAACTAAAACATTTATAGGTTTTGTAGCTGATTTACCCCCTATAACAGGCTCTGTTTCAGTTAAATTAAATGCAGTTAATTCATACTATACGTGGGAAGATAATGGAACAACCCTTGGAGGAATATACCCATTTCTACCTGCCGTTTCTCCATTCGTTGGTCGTGATGTTTTATTCTATCCTATATCAACTATAGTTGATTATGATAGTTCTGCTCTTAATGACGACCAAGAAGGTATTATATATAAAGCATCACAAAACGATATTTCGGCTGAAGAAGGTTTTGAGTTTTCAGATATAATAATAGGTTCTTCAGGTGTTTCAGCACCCCAACCTGAAAACATACAATATAATGATTCTAGTGGAGAGGTTTTATCGGCTAGTCAAGGATTTAGACGAGGTAATTCAGGTTCATTTATAAACCCTACTCAATTACTTTGTAGTGAGTTTTTGTCTTTACAAAAAGAACCTTTAGAGATTTTACAAGCAGAGGTATTTAGTCCTGATGTATCACCTTTAAAATTATTAAAATATTCTATTAACGATGATTCTACATATAAGTATTACTCATTTTTAGGAGGTTCATTTAAGGCTCAAAGCGAAACAATGAATGGTGAGTGGTTTAAGTTAACTAGTTACACATCTTCAACTGAGGAAGATGAGCCAATACCACCTGACGGCTTCTTCAAAGCAGATGTTAATGAAGGGCATATAAGTCAGTTAAATTACACTCAAAAGGTAGTATTAGAAGAAAATTCTTTAGGATTAACATCTGTATCTATCGAACCTCAAGTATCAATAACTAAAGTAGATCTTAGTAGCACAAGTAAAGGTAAGGTTTATGATGGACAAAAATTATTACTAAAATCAAGGTCAAGTAATAATTACTTAGTTGTGGTTGTTGATGGTACTCAAAATTCAGGATTAACTGATATAGATATAGTATCTATTACTCCTGAGTTCTCTATACCAATAGGTTCAACTCTATCAGTTTTAACTTACGATTTATCGAATGTAATTACAGGAGGATCATCTGTAGCAGCACCTCAAACAGATAAGATAGATTTAACATCGGCTCAGTACCAAGCTTTAGGTGGAACTCCAATTACTTTGGTTGCTGCACCAGGAACAGGTAAAGTTATCGTGCCTATATCAATTTACATATACGCTAGGAGAACATCAACCGAAACGAGTAGTAGAGATTTATATATAGGAGATACGACAAGTACATCTTCAGGTAATTACTACACTTATATTCGTGACTTTATGAATAACGAAACAGGACATAGAACTTATGTAGCACCACCAACAAAAGGAGAGATTGCTCAAGGAACTTTAGCAAACAGGAGATTACAAATATACTCAAATGGAACATTGAATGGAGATATTGCTTTAACGGTTTATGTAACATATCAAATAATGGATGTATAATAATGGATAAAAACACAATAGAAATGGGATTTGCTCAAGCGATGGCAGTAGGATTAAGCTTATCTGACATAGAGCAATGGTTAAGAATATTATCCCTAGGTTTAGCAATATCATTTGGGATATACAAATGGGTAGAGAAATTAAGAAAAAAAGACAAAGTAGAGGAGTGAAGATTTAAGCTTTACGCTACCTTTTCGCTTAGATTTTCACTACCTTTACTAACATTAAACAAACAAAACGATTATGCAAGAAATTATGAATTTTTTATTAGCCAACGGAGCTGAATTACTTTTAGCTATATTAGCTGTAGCTAGAATAATTGTAAGGATAACACCTTCGATTAAAGACAATAAGGTTTTCGGTTACTTAGATGACTTAATCGCTTTCTTTATTAAGAACAACGATTCTAAAAAGAAATAATTAAGATGGCTGGTTTTATACCTAAGTTGGCAATTAAAGGGATATTATCTATCCTACCTGAGATGTTTAAAGATAACAAAGGTAAGTGGTCATCGAAACGAACTGTATCAGGTGTGTTAGCTATGGCTTCAGTAAGTCAAATAGATTCAAGTGGAATAACTTGGCAAGTACTTGTATTAGCTGCAATAGCTGTACTACCTCTGTGCTTTTTAGGAGGAGAAAAATGTAAAAAGTGTGACGATAAAAATATAGTAATTAAAAACCCTTTTAAAAAATAAGAAATTATGGGATTTGTACCAACAAATAAAGTAACACAACAAGCAATTAAAGCTGTGGCAGTAGACCCTTCAGTATTAGAAACATTAGTTATACCAGGAGCAGTATTATATATTGGAACTGGTGGTGATGTAAAAGTCGATACTATAGGAGGTGATTTAGGTGTCACTTTCAAAAACCTAGCAGATGGTTCAGTTTTAGCTGTTCAAGTTAAAAAAGTTTACAATACAGGAACAGATGCAGCCGACATAATAGCTTTATACTAACCTTTTAAAAAAACTTAGGTTATGATAATAAGTTTAATAAATACAATAAGCTCACTTACTCGTAAAGGGGTAAGTGTGGTAAGAGAGAACCTCCAAATGTGGCTTGGTTTTGAAAAGAGCGAGGTTATAGGGAGTGAGGAAGTGGTTAATGGTGATTTTGCAACTGATTCTGATTGGACTGAGGGTACAGGTTGGGATATTGATGTAGTTAATAATAAGGCTACTTGTGATGGAACACAGACAGGTAGGTCAAGTTTATTTCAAACAGGTGTATTACAGCAAGGTATTCAATATCAGTTCGAGTTTACTTTAAAAGACGTAACAAGCGGTAATGTTAGGTTAAGGAATGGAGTGGGTGCATCTGAAATTTATATATCTGATAAATCACTAAATGATACTTACATTGTTGTAACTCAAGTAATAACATCAAACGCAACTTTAGTTGTAGATGCTGATGAAAATTTTATAGGTTCAATTACAAACGTATCCGTAAAAGAACTAACCCAAATCACACCTGACAAATCTGGCAACAATAATGTAGGCAAGTTGTTTACAGGGAAGGCTCTTAGCTTTGATGGGGTGAATGATTATGTGGATTGTGATGGGTTTACAATGAGTGGAGATACAGCTACATTTGCTTTTTGGATGAACTCAAACGATACGATAGGAAGAATGTATAGTGCAAGTCCTGTAAGGATTATTATATCATATGATAGTAGTCAGTTATCAATACATACAGGTGCTTGGCATAATTTCGGAGCAGTAACAGCAGGAGAATACCATAGAGTTGTAGTAACAATTAATGGTACTACAGCTAAATGTTTTGTAGATGGGGTTCAATTAGGGGTTGATAAAACAATCACTCCAATAGATTTAAGTTCTGCTACCACTAATAAGATAGGTTCTTCATACAATGGTGTAGCTCCGTTCTTTAACGGAAAATTATCCGACTTCCAAATCTACAACACCGATTGGACTCAAACCGATGTAACATTCGACTACAACAACCCGAACCACCTCGTAACGGATAACCCTAATTCGACTATAACTTTAGCTAACCTAAAAGGATATTGGGCATTGAGTGAGGGTGATGGATTGGTAGCTTACGATAGCTCAGGAGAGGGTAACAACGGAACGATTAACGGAGCTACTTATACACCTGCACAAGACACGATACCACAGTTAGGTATGATGGATTGGGCTAAAAGTACACCTGTAGCAGATGAGATAACCCTAATACAAGCACCTAATAACAAAGGTTACGATATACTAGGTAACTCGCTTCGATTACGAGAACACGCATTTAATTTAGATGCGAGTGGTTATGCTGAGATAGCTGATTCTGATTCGTTGGATTTTGGTACAGGAGATTTTACTATTGAGGCTTGGGTTAAGTATAAATTTGAAAATACAGGTAGTGGACTCAATGTGATTATGAGTAATGGTTTAGCATCTTCATCGGGTACTTTAGGGTATAATTTACTTACGAATAGTTCAGATTTTCTTGTAAGACTTGGTAACGGTACAGATGTTTACACTAAGAATATAACAGGAACACCTATTGAAGATACTTGGTATTATATTGCGTTTACTAGGGAAGGAACTTTATTAACTATTTATGTTAATGATTTAGATGGTGTGGAATATACAGATGCAGATATAGCAGTAAATGTTACTACATCAAGCTCTGTTTTAATCGGTAGAGATACTCAATCTGATAGGTTCTATAAAGACCTAATAGATGAACCTAAACTATACAACAGAGCTTTAACACAAAAGGAAATCACTCAGAATTATAAAGCTGGTATTAATAAACACAAAGTTGGAAGTTCATTTAGCGATGATTTCTCTAGCGATTACGGATTTTAAATAAAACAACAAGATGGCAAAAAGAGATTATAAAGCAATGGATTTAAAAACTCTCTATAGAGGGTTTATGAAAACTAATAGAGATACTAAAGTGTCAGTAGCATCAGCAGACAAAAGGTCAAGAGCCGAATTGCTAGATATGGTAGAGGAATTGTTTGAAACTAAAAGTGGTCATATTACTGCTGAGAAGTTGAGAGCGTTCTTACACATCTTAGTTAAATCAACTAATAACTCAAGCGATGATAGGTAACATATTCATAAGTTTAAACGAGGCTACTTACAACGGATTAATCCCATCAGAATTAAGTGGTAGGTACTCTAGGGTAGATAAAGACGAAGAAGGTAATTTAATCGACATCTTAGATACTACATTCAAAGAGATGGGCGAGGATAACAAACAAAGGTTTGGATCTGTAATAGAGATTGAAATTAACTCAGAGAAGTTTTATATTTTAGAATTAAATGCTAGTTGGGTGAGTGGCGAGGTAACTGCTTTAATGAATTTAAGTAATAGACTTCCATTTCCTAATAACACTTTATTATTAGCAGATGAAGCTAGAGAGTTAATTAATGAAAATCAACCTATAGATAATGATTAAAGCTTATCTAAGTAGATTAGATGAGAGTGTAGACCAAACTTTAGGCTATCTTACTTTGTATGATGGCTTAAAGAAGGTCTTTGAGTGCGTAACTTTAGAGTTACCTTATGAACATAATATGGCTATGGTTAGTTCTATACCAAAAGGTTCTTATAAGGTTTCACATAGGTATTCGGAAAAATATAAGAATCATTTAATTGTAGACGATGTTCCCAATAGAAGATACATACTTATTCACCACGGAAACTATAACACCGACACAAGAGGGTGTATTCTTGTTGGCAATGGGTTTGCACAAATCAACTCAGACTCTTTGCTGGATATTACAGCATCACGAAGAACTGTCGATGAGTTATTGGAAGCCACTAACGGAAATGGATTTGAATTAACTATATCGTAAAGATTTATGCCAAGATTACCTAAACCGAGAAGAACTACACCTAAGAATCAATCTTGGGGTGGTGATACTTCGTTTTATCGTAAAGCTCCTTGGCGAAAAATGAGGGCTTATATTTTATCGTTAAACCCTTTATGCGTACATTGTGCCGATAAAGATGAAGTAACCCCAGCTGATGTAGTAGATCATATTAAACCTATTAAAATGGGTGGAGAACCATTAAAAGAATCTAATCTCCAGGGATTATGTCACAAATGTCACAATAGAAAAACTTATTATGAGAATAACCCCAATTCGATTCAGGAGTAACTATGAGAAAGTTGTATGTGGGAGGCTTGATGACCAAGGTGTACCTTTTGATTACGAAACTATCAATTTATATTATGAAGTTTCAGAGCAACGTAAGTATACTCCTGATGTTATTTTACCGAATGGTATTGTCTTGGAATTAAAGGGTCGATTCACATCTAACGATAGAAAAAAGATGTTATTAGTTATAGCCCAGCACCCTGAGAAGGATATTCGTATGGTTTTTCAAAGGCACACTAATAAATTATTTAAAGGAAGTAAAACGACCTACTCTGAATGGTGTGAGAAACACAACATCAAGTGGGCAGATAAAATGATACCGATAGAATGGATAAAGGAGAAGAAAAAACACCCGAAGAAATAAAAAAAGCTAGAAAGACTTGGGATGATTGGTTAGGTGATATGTCAGAAAGAGATCAACCCGAAGCGTGTAAGATAGATGACGAAGATTGTGAAGCGTGTGGTAGTTAAAAAAGAGAGGAGCTAATTAAAGCTCCTTTTTCTATTCAGTTATATTCCACTCGTATCGAAACGGTTTACTTTTCTCCAAATCAATCAACTTCTCTAGGTACACACATAAATCCATTGCTTCTTCTTGAGCGTGAATAAGCCACTCTAATCGACTTAAATCGGTTCGCTCCATTGTAGTTCCATATTTCTCTTTACCTGTCTTAGCCCTATCTAAAATCTTACTACAAACGCTATCCTCTATTTTACTCATATCTACCTTGATTTAATTATTTCGTAAAATACTGGGTCTAATTCCTTAATCTTGGATTGAATCTTCTCCCAAGCCCATTGAACTTCCTTATCTCCTCCTATATCTAACGAACTACCTGTATCTGAATTGGCTACATTAGAAGCGTTCTGCTGGAGCAACTTGTCTATCTTCAATCGGATAGACTTATTGTCGTTGTACTTTGGTGTTAATTTTTTCATATCACTTTGTTTTAGTTTAGAACAAATGTAAACAAAAAAAAGAGAGAATCAAAACGACCCTCTCTCTTTAACCTAAAAACCTTAAAACAAAGCTATGATTGACTTTCACAACGATGTTCAAATATAAAACATTTTTCCTTTACTATAATCTAAAAAGGTTACATACTTATAAACAAATTTCTTTTTATTAAACTCCGTTGTTTCAGGCATCGTTCTCCATTTCCACTTATCTATCTTTAATTTGTTTAGGTTAAAAACTAACGCTTTATCATCGCTGAAGAAATTAAAGTATAAACCTTGGGCTGCTTTTTCATTCTTAGTTCTCCTTAGTATGCGTTCATACTTGTGCATCTCTAGGAGTAACCCTTCAGCGTAATTCTCAATCGCATAATCTAAAGTGAAGTTACGTTGTTTCATCTCGCAATAAAACTTTCTATCATCCCACTCGTAAGTGAAATCCCAAAAAGCCGTTTCGCTCTTAGTCGGTTTACATTCAACATTATATTTCAAAGCAAATTTTTCCAATAACTCAAGTTCCTTTTTATTCATCATTATTTAATTTAGTTAATAAATCCAACTCGTGCTTCAACTCTATAACAGCATTAGCCATCTCAAACTCATTCGCTTGAGCTAAGACTAATTCTCTCTTGTATTGCATCATAGTAAAGTAAACCCAAGTAAATGCCATACTACTCTCCTCGAATACTTCTAATCGCTTCTTCATCTTTTCAGCTTGTGGGTGATTAGAGTAACTTACATATTGGTCACGCATCTTAGCTAACTCCTTTTGATGACTTAGGAACTTATCCATACTAGCCATCTCGTCTAAATTTGGGTCTTGATCCCTAAGCAAATTAATTGCTTTCATTGTAATTTCGTCAGGCATAATTTATAAAATAATTTAATTTGATTCTTTAATCCATACACCATATCGGAGTATTATCTCCCATATAAGCACTAACAACATTAAACCCCATAAACTCATCTGCTTCTTCTATACTCATATCATCTCTATTAATTAGAATATCAAGACATTTGGAGTATAAATAAATCAACCTTTGTGATTGGTGACATATACCTATTACGGCATCGTCAAATCCATCAGCAACAAGTAGCTCGTCACCTTCATAAAACTCAAGTATTTCTTCTAGTTTACTCATAATTAAAATATATTACTAGGTTTAACTTTACTATCTACTAATGCTATTGGGTCGATTGGACTACCATTCTCGTTTAGATACCTAAATCTTCGTGTAGCGTAATGGTAAAATAAAGCGATTGGTCTTGTTTCAGGTGTAGGTACTCCTACTAACTTCTGAAATTTAACCTTTTGTATATGTACCTCAGTCATATTCCAATTCTCACTCTGAGGGTTACGGTGAAATACAATAAAGTTATCTGCTCTGTTACCGAACATAGATCCATACTCTACATCACTCATATTCGGAGCTGGTCGAGAACCATCATCGTTCCTTCTTCGGTTCGCTGCTGTACCAGGGTGTACCACAAGGTAAAAAGCTATCTTATTCTTCTTAATGAATCGCCTAATGTTACTTAAAGCATCGTAATAGTAATCGTACTTAGATTGCTTCTCTCCTGCTTTCAAATCATTAAGTGGGTCTAACGATACCCCATCTATAGGAGTCACTTGCATATAGTCTTGAAATGCTCCTAGTACATCTTCTACAGTAGGAGTTTCATCGAATGTAAGAACGGTAAAATGCTCATAAGCCCAATTTATACCCCTTAAATAATCTTCTTGATTAATTCTATCGTTGAAATCCCTATCGGCAGTACCACCACAGTACATCTCAGCTATATCAATCATTAAATCACCTACAGGTTCGTTTTCAGGGCAGTACATAAGCCACTTCCAACCGTAGAGTTTAGCTGACATTATCATTAGAAAAAGCTGAGAGGTGGTCTTACCTATGTTGGCAAACCCTGTCATAATAGTAAGCTCTCCTTTTCTGAATGTATAGTGAGGGTCTAGTGGTGATATGCCTGTAGAGTGTCCTTTTGAGTACCCTTTAGAGTATATCTTCTTACAATAGTCGTTTACCTCTTGCTTCGAGGTAATTCTATAAGAAGCCATTAACCTTTCATCGCTTTAAGTTGTCCTCCTAAATAATCTGAATTAGGCTTATTTGTTTTATTCCTGGAAATCCATCCTGAAGCTGACATCTTCCAATTCTTCATTTTCGATTTACCAATCATCCAGCCTTTAGACTCGTAGAAATAGTAAAACTTTTCACCTTCATTTTTTGTGCTACCTTTTTCTTTGAAGTAGTCGATTGCTTCAGCGATGGATTCAGGAGAACCTTTTGGGGATTCTACAT